GGACTCATCGCTTACCGTGCCGGCGGACGAGAGTGTGTCGTTAGCCTCAGTAACATTGAGCGCGCCACCGATGGCGATTGTCGCTAGTGCTGCAAGCGTATCGTTTGCTTCGGTGACAGCGAGCGCACCATTGACAGTGGCCGTACCCGCCGCCGAGATCGTATCGTTGGCTTCGGTGAAATTCAGCGCGCCGGTGATCGCGGCTACCGCTTCGACCGTGCCCGTTGCCGATATTGCGTCATTGGCTTCGGTGAGGCTTAGCGCACCGCTAAGCGACACATTCGCGGCCGCGACTATCGTGTCGTTGGCCTCGGTGCGAGCAAGCGTGCCACTAACTAAAGATGAACCCGCCGCCGAGATCGTATCGTTGGCTTCGGTGACGGAAAGTGTGCCGCCGACACGAACCGTTGCAGCCGACGAAAGCGTGTCATCGTTTTCAGTGACACTCAACGTGCCTCTGGCAACAGCACCGCCCGTCGCCGAGATTGTGTCATTGGCTTCGGCAATGTTTAACGTGCCGCCAACAGCAACCGCACCTGTCGCCGCAACCGTATCGTTGGCTTCGGTGACGCTCAGCGCGCCGGTGATTGCCGCCGACACAACCGTGCCCGCCGCAGAGATTGTGTCACTAGCTTCGGTGACGACGACGGCGCCACCAACGAGAACTGTGCTTGCTGACGATATTGCGTCGTTGGCTTCAGTGAGGCTTAGTGTGGCTGTTATACCTGCGGCCGGTGCGCTAACCGTATATTCATTATACTTCAGCGTGCCGCCATCATTGACGATGTAGCCAATGACAGTGCTTGATCCGCGAGTGTACATGCCTCCGCTGGGATTGCGTGACGCACTGGTGTCAGCATTGGCAACCGTGCCGGCAAAGAACGATACAGGAGAACCGAACGTTGCCCCGTCGTCCGTTGACTTGATCGCATAAAGCTGGCTATCGGCCGACGACCTGTAGACGATGGTCACATCATCTGTAGTAATGTCCGCCCCGATGCGATGCGGGATCGTCGCGGCTGCAATGCTTTGATTGGCGAAAACAGGCGTCGGTGCGTCAGAACTGTCAAACCTTAGCGTGCCCTGACTGCCGTTCACGTTGCTGGTGAATACGACCTTGGTGGTGCCCGAGCGATCGTAGCTAACGCCATCGCCCGGTGCGGTCATGCTCGCATTTGCACCGCCTGTCGCCAACGCATTGGCGGCCGACAATGTTCGGTAGCCCGTGGTTGCGCCTGCGGACCAGGCAAAATGCACCCGGTTGTTGCTCGTACCTCCTAACACTGCAAACGGTGTCGTATTGTCTACTGCGGTATTGTCATCAACACGAGTTGCCGTGCCGTAAGTATTGACGCCGGTGCGCTCGCGGTAATACAGCCGCGCTTTCGTGGTAACAACCGCGCCGTTGTAGAAGATGACAGCGTTGTTGTTGCTGCGAACGACGAGCGAAGCACCCCAGCCTGACGTTGCAGTCCCCGTAACCGCCCCAGCCGCCGCCACCGTTTCGGTCGTCGCCAGAAACGTGTCGGTTCTCGCGTCGAACGACAGATATTTCGTCGCCACGCTGGACGACATCGTGCCGTCCTGCACTACCAGGTGGATGATGTTGCCGACCTGATAGCCCGCGATGTTCAGGATCGCGGTGGTGAAGCCGGTGCGGGTGGCGATGCTCGCCCACGATATATCCGGCGTGGTGGACTTATACGCCTGCAGCGTCGTCGCCGTGGTGCCGTCGCGGGCGAAGAAATAATAAGGACCGTTGCTGACAGTTCTGGTGCCAACGACAAGTAAATCGTAGTCAGTAGCGGAGGTTGTCCAGAAAAGGCCCGTGGAATTATAGAACACGACACCATGGGCAGCATCGACATCTAGCGTAGCGCCTCGACGTAATTGATAAAAATTCGTCGCATTGATCGCAGTGCTGCGACTAAGGACAACCGCGTATTTCGTATTCGGCGAAACCGCTATTGGCGTTGGAAACACAAACGAATATTTAACAGCCGTTGTCGTTAAGCTACTTCCGACAATGGCAATGGAGGTGCCGAGTGGCGACCCGGTAGGAAGATCGTCCGTCAATGCGTAGAGATCGGCCGTAATATTATCAGTCGGGGTGCCGCTCTTTGTGAGGCCGAATGTTACAGACGTAATCGTATTAATGTCGGAGCCGGTTGTAAAAGTTTGCCCAATCCTCGTTGTGGATGCGGCGTTTCCCCAAGCCTGGCTCGCAGTAGTGCCGCTAGCGATAGTATAGACAGTAGCGACATTCGCTTGAAACGGCCCAACCGGCGCGACCGCCGTCGATATGCCGGTGATCGTTACCGGAAGAGCCATTAAGCGTTGCCCGCCGTAACCGTGAAACTGGTAACGGTAACGGTTTGGCCCGACGCAATGCTGGTGTTGTTCAGCACCAAGTCGGTCGTGACGTTGCCCTGCAGATGACAGACCGACGATCCATCATACATGCGAAAGCAGGCGGCGGTGCCGGCCGCACTTGCGGCCACGGTCCAGCTCCCCGCGATCGTAGTGACGCCCGCCGAACTGGTCAGGAAGGTCGATGGCAGCACGATCGTCGCAAGCAGACCCGCAGGATCGGCCGCTGCACAACTCGCCGGTTCAGCACCGCTGAAGATTTTCAGCGTGCCGCTGCTCCCGACAGAAGTCTGGATTTGCGAGATCTGATTGTTCCGCAGTGTAGCGCCATATCGAAACGTCATTCTAATTCCCTCAGAATGCCAGCCGGAACGAAGTCAGCCGCACCGGCCCGCCGCGGAAAATCCTGGTGGTGTTGAGCTTGATGACGGCCTCGGAGTTGTCGTCGCCAACGTCGCAGTGAAACACCTCACCGCCGTCTGCGGCCAGAATGCGCGCGTTGGCGGCATTGCCCTGCGCCAGCGCGGCGTCTTCTTCGATGATCTTGTTGAACACCACTTCCCCGCCCGATGCGGCCTCGGTTGCCGGATCGGATAATTTAAGGATGGCCAGCCTGCGGCTATCGTCCGACAGCAACTCGATCGAGCCGCCATCCAGCAGGCCAGCCAGAGCGTCCAGCAGCGCATTGCTGGCCTGTTCCGACAGCGTGACGATCACGGTGCCGCCTCATATATCGGCGTCAGGTTGCCGTCCTCGTCGCGCTCGATGCGGACCACCCGCGGCACCGATCGCTCGACCGCTGCCGGTGCCTCATGCAATGCCCGCACCGCGCGCGAAACCTCGGCGGCGAGTTCGGGCGGCAGCATGGCCGCGCCAGGATCTATCCCCGCCACCGTTTCGGCAATGCAGTCACGCACGAACGGCACCAGCCCCTCGGCCAGTGCGGCGATCTGCTGGTCGTTCATGTTGCCCTCGCATGCACGGCCTTGAGCGCCAGGCCAAACCGCTTGGCGACCGCGGCGGGTTGCTCGTCATCGTCCTCCGGCTCGTCGTCATTGGCCGGCGCCGGAGGCTCCGGCGTATTGGCCGCGAACGGATCTTGCTGGGCATCGCGCTTGGCCAGTGCCGCCAGCGAATAGTTCTGCTGCTGCAGATACGGACTTTCGCCGCCCTCGACCGGCTTGAGGTCGAGTTTGATGCGGCCCTCGTTCGGCGCCATCACGCCGGCACCGACCGCCTGCTGGATCGCGGTGATTTGCGTCACGCTATCCATCCGCAGCAGGTTCTCGGTGTCGAACTCGGTACCAAGGCCAACGCCCCAGCCGATGCCGAGCGCGTGGTCCAGCAGCTCCTCGATTTCCTCGATGTGGCTTTGCAGCGCCTGCGAATAATATTCGACATTGAGCGCCTGCACGTTGTTGTAGGATGGCAGCGCGCCGACGCCGACCTTGTAGGGCGGCACATGGTAGACCGAGCAGACCACTTCGGCCGACCATTTCAGGTTCTCGATCAGCTGGCCCTCGACGTTGGTCATCGCGACTTTCTCGTATTTGGCGCCGCCGGTCATGATGGCGACACGGCCGAGGTTGCCGCGCGAGAACCGGGTTTCCCACTGCTCCTTGAACCGTTGCTCCTCGACGTCGCTGATCTCGCCGGGCACGGTCAGGATGCCGCCCGGCGTCGAGGCATTCTGGAACAGCAGCGCCGACGCCTTCTGCGCGTTCAGGCCGAGCATCGAGGCCAGGCCCGAGGCGAACACCGGCGGGGTGCCGACCAATGGATGGAACAGACAGTTCATGCGGTCGTGGATGATCTCGCGCGCCGGCACCGTGACGTCCCCGATGCCGACCAGGTTGTCGCTGGAGATGCGATAGAACACCGCGCCGCCGTCGCCGACCAGGGGTTGAACCCTGGTCGGGTCGAGCACATGCAGCGCCACCACCACGTTGCGGTTGTCGCGCTGCTTGAGCACATAGGTATTGCCGCGGCTTAGTTTCGACAGCACCCAGCATTCCCAGAATTGATTGTGGGTCTGGTAGTCGTTCGGCCGGCGCAGCACCGGCGAGTAGGCCGGATTGACCACCTCGGACCAGACGTTGTCAGCGTCCTTTTCGACCAGCCTCAACCGCAACTTGGCGATGTCGCGGGCGATCAGCGTCTTGCAGGCGAAGTCGGCGTGGAACGATGCCGCGCTGTCGGTGCTGACGGTGACGTCCTGCTGCCAGGCGCCGGCATAGCTTTCGCGGACCACCGGCCCGGAATATTCATGGTTCACCGGCAAGGAGGAAACCGCCTTCTCGCCGGTGAACGGAATCGGCAGCCCGAGGATGCGCATTCAGCGCGCCTCGTCCCTCTTGGCTGCCTGGGCGGCGGCTTTTTCGGCGCGTTCGCGTTCGTTTCTTTCACGCCGCTCGTTCTGCTCGCGCTGGCTTCTTTCCCGCCGTTCGTTGCGCTCTTGCGAGGCCCGCTGCTGCTCGGCCCTACCCTCTTCGGAATAGGGATCGACGATGGTTTGCCTTTCATAGCCGAGCGGCACGTTGGCGACGGTGGTGGAGCCGATGACGGTCGGCCCGGAACCGTCAGGCTCCTTGTCGTCGACCAGCACGCCCATCTTGGCGAGGTCGTTTTCCTCCTGGGTCGGCGTCGGCTGGGTTTCTTCCATCCGCCGCATCGCCTGCTCGTTTGACTTCTGCTGTTCTTCGCGCCGCTGCTCCATCGCCTGGACGTCGGGATGGTCCTTGGTCTTGGCTGGTGTCTGTGCCATGTCGGTTACCTTCACGTTTGAAATTGAAAAAAGGAGGGCCGCATTGCTGCGGCCCAGGGAGGTTTAGTTCCAGGTCATGGTTTGCGTCCAGGCGACGATGCCTGTCCGCCGCAGGCCCCAGTTGAGATCCCACAGCATCCGGATGCCGAGGGTATCGGTCTGCCACAGCGACCGCGTCGGTGCCGCCACAACGCCGGCGCCCTGGACGCCGGTCACGATCTGCAATGGCGTGGTGTCTTCCATGTGCAGGGTGGCCTGGTCCGAAACGTCGAACCGCGGGCTGTCGCCGGTCACCGAAACAAAGTCGGCGGCGTCGACCAGGATCATCATGTCGGCGGCGACGTTCGATGACTGGATCACCGGATAGCCCAGCAAGGAACCACCCGCCAATTCGGTCTTGAACGGGAATTCCCCGCCGCCGGCTGTGGCCGGCAACAGCGATGCCGCCAGCACGTCGCCGGGGTTCATGATCCACACCGGCGAGCGCAGGTTGCCGTTGGTGGACGTGATCAGCGCCGAGGTCAGCGCACGGATGTCGCCGATCAAAGCGTTGATGCCGCCGCCGGCGGTGGCCGTGGTGGCCGCAACACCGGAACGCAGCCCGGCCGGCCTCGTCGTTGTCGCCGCGGTGGCGTCGAGCAGCACGCTGTCGATCGCGACGTTGGTGTCCTCGATGATGGCATCGCGGATCAAGGCGTCGATCGACGGCGTCGAATGCTCGGCGATATCGCGGGTCATGGTTGAGATCACGCCCATCTTCTTCGGCGTGAAGGAGATCGAGGTGAACGCGCCCTGCCGAACCGGGATAGGTGCGCCCTGCGCGACGAAGCTGCCGGCAATGGTCGGCGTCGACGCCCTGGTCGGCATTGAGACGATACCGGCGCGCCCGAACGAGAACTTGCCGCCCTTCGCCGACAGCGACGGGTAAACCGCGTTCGGCATCAGCGATCCGAAGAAGTCCTGGATCGAGGTCTCGACCAGTTGGCTGGCCCAGCCCGAGGTCACGGTGTCGGCCGGAACGGTCGCGGCCTTGCTGATGATGCCAAGCACGCCACGGGTGATGACATCCTCGTCGCCGTATTCGTTCTTGAGGATATCGAACGCCGGCTGCCTGGTGAAATGCGACTTCACCTTGCAGACCAGCGCACGGTAGACGTGATCCTTCGGCACGAGATTTTGCGCCGGCACCGCGTAGATCGGGGCAAACCCGCCGCGTGCCAGGCTGCCCTCATGGGCAGTCGCGGCCTTGACGACGGCCGTGGCGGTCGACCCCTTGGCGGTTTCCAGCTTGCGCAGTCGCACCAGCTGGCCGTCAATGGCCGAGACTTCGGTCGACAGGGTGTCGAATTCCTCCTGCTCGGCGGCGTCCGAGGTTCGGCTGTCATCGATGCTTTTCTGCATTACGGCTTCCATGCGCGCGGCGTTGGCGGCCCGCTTGGCTTCAAGAGCAGTGATCTGCTCGGCTGTGGTATTCATTTTGTCCTCCTGGACATCAGGTTTTTGCTGAGATCCGGAGGCGCCCGGCGGGTTGAGGTGGACGACGCCGCCAGCTTTTGGGCCTGACGCGGCCCGCTGCGCGGTGTCGATCGAACGGATGGTGGTGATGGTGGCGGTCTGGTTGGCCGGAATGGTCACGGCGGAAAGCTCGAGCCATGTCCATTTCTTGAAACGAATGCCTTTGGTTTCCTTGATGAACTCATGCTCGGTCGCGGTGAACCCGATCGACAGCCCGGTAACGAGGCCGGCCTTGATCAGCGACCAGGCGCGGTCGATCTCTGATGTGACGCCCTTGGCGATCCTGGCGGTGATCTCGATGCCGGCCTTGGAAACCTTGGCATGGGTGACGTGGCCGATCGGATCGCCGGCGTTGTGCTGCCACAACAGCGGCAGCGGCAGCGTGTATTTGGCGCCCTCGGGATCGACCACGTCGTTCATGCGATCGGCCGATGGCGTCGTTGCCCAGCCGACAATTTCGCGCGCGTCCTCGTCCACCCGCTTGATTTCAAGCAGGCTGTAAGCCCGGTTCATCATGGTGGGTGCCTTTAGGTTTCGACTAGGAGCTTGAAGTCGCGATTGGCGGTTTGCACGATCGCCCCATCGCTGGACCCAGATCGGATCTTCAGCCAGCAGCCCAGCGCCACCTCGGTCCATTCCGGATTGAGCCTGGCCACGGTGCCGGCACGGACATTGACCGCGATTTCCTTGGCGTTGCGATCGTACAGATCCCAGTACGCCACCCCGTCAGGCGACAGCTGGTAGGATATTCGCGACGACGTCCATGCCGTGGGCAGGAACAGCAGCAGCGGCGCGCCGCTGCGGCAGTCGAGCGGCCCCGATAGCGACTGGCCCGCCAGAATGGTCCCGTTGACGAAAACACGAGGCATGGTTGAATTCCTCTAGGCGAAGAACAGCCGGACTTCCGGCCGCTTCTCCGCAGCCGGGTTGAGTGCGAGCAGCGCCGTAGCATTGAACAGCGCCATCAGCGGATCGATCTTGCCGAACCCGCTATCGTCCCGCGCAATCCGCATTCCGGTCGGCGTCGGCACGATGATCGCATTGCCAGCACACCACGCCATCAGCGCCGAGCCGCCGTGCTTGAACGAACCGTCCACCAGCTTGCGCTCGACCGTCTTGATCGCGCCCATCAGCGAGATGCCCTGCCGCACGCCGGCCAATAGCTTGTTCTCCTGCGTGACATCGATCCTGGCCAGCGCGTCGACGATGCCGCCGATGCCAATAGCGTCGACGCCCACGCCGGCCAGTTTCTTGCTATGCTTCACCTTGTCGACCACGTCGATCACGAACGAGATATCGTCCGGCAATTCGTTGACCACGGTGAGATCGCCCTCGGCAGCGAACCGATCGTAGAACGCAGCATTAGCCTTGCGGCGCGCCTGCCCCTCCGGCGAGATCAATGCATGCGTCCAGCACAAATGCGTCTTGGTATCCTTCTCGCGGCCCAGCACCGCAATGCCAAGCAGATCGTCCAGCCCGCCGCCGTCGATCCCGATCACCACCGCCTCGGAGCGATCGAGCACGTCGTCCAGCGTCAACCCCTTTTCGGTGCCGCGGCTCCAGTAGTTGGCTCCGGCCCAGCCATCGGCGCGCAGGCTCATGCCGATCTGGACGTTGAAATGCTGGCTCGCGATCAGCGCCACCGCGGCCGGCCCGTCCGCCTCGGCCCGCATCACCTCGCGCGCCAGAAAGTCCGCATTGGTCGAGCGCCCCAGGTTCGGATTAACCAGCGGCCAGTATTCCGGGTTCTTCCAGCCGTCGTCCCGCGCCAGCCGCTCCGGCAGTTCGTATAGCACCGGCAGCATCGGCATCCGCATCTTGCCGTCACGCACGTTGCGCGCCATCGCCAACTCGGACGCAAACACCCCGACCGGCGGCGCCTTGCTCTGCGTCGTGGTCTGAAACAGAAACCCGTCAGGCCGCTTGGTCAGCGCGCCGCGCAATTCAATGAACACCTCCGCCGCGTTGCCCTTCTTGGCGAACTGGTGCGTCTCGTCGATCATCGTGCCGACGGCTTTCGAGCCGGTGATAACGTCGGTGTCGGCCGCCTTGATCTGCAAGGTCGCGCCGAGCTTGCGGTGCGTGATCTTGCGTAGGTGATCCTGGACGTGGAACATGGCATCGAGCACCGGATCGAGCCGGATGGTGCCCTTGGCCTGCTTGTAGGCAATGCTCGCAATCTCCATCGTCGGCGCGATGAACAGATACTCCGCTTCCGGCCGCCGATTGATGATCATCGCCGTCAGCATCACGGCGCCGCCGTTGCTCGACTTGCTGTTCCCCTTCGGGATCAGCTGGAAGATTTCCGAGATGTGGCGAATATTGGTTTCGGGATCGTAAGCGCCAAACAGCGCCTGCACGATCGGAAAAAACCACGGTCCGCAGGCATCGCCCATGGTCGGGGTTCCAATGACGTCCGGCAACCGCAGCCGCTTGAAGCAACGCAGCGCCCGATCCGCCTCGGCCTGGAATAGCGGCAGGTCGGGCACCAGCGTCCGGCCGTCCAGGATCCTTTCCCCCCAATCAAGGCAGGAGGTGTCCCAGGATTTCGTCAGCATCAGTTGGCGCGGATCTCAAGCGCCAGATCGTCGGCCCATGGGGTGCCAACGCCAGCCACATCGGCAGCTTCGGCCTGCTGCTCCTTCTTGCCCGGCGGTCGAGATGCCGCCTCGATCACCCTGGCGTGACAATAGGGTGCCGCTGCAATCGCCATCCGGTCACGCCGGTCTTGTGATGCCTTCGGGTCACGGATAACCGAGATCATATAATCCAGCGGCATCACGCCGGGGGTCTTGGTGGCCTCGGTTATGGGTTGTTCCCTGCTCGGCTTAACCATTTTTCATCGTCACGTTAGCACCATAACGAAAAAAACCTCTCCGTGA